CTTCTTATGGCACTCCTCCAAAAACAAATTATCCAACGCAAAAATACAGTCATTAAAAATATGAGCAGCCACTGGCAAATCATTATGCTCTGCATAGACATTGATTGCCTGCTGATCTAAAGATAAAGGGATACCCTGCTCATATCGTCGGGATCTGCAAATAGTGCTAAATGCCGAAAGAATAGAGTCAGCCGCATAAGAATATTCTGGCGGATCCGGAATACGGCCACCTAAGAATTTGATTTGTTCGATTTCGTGCGGCGTTTTCGACGCATACGTTTTTTGGTATTTGTAGAGCTCGATGACTTTCCCAGAATTAAAGCCTTGTCCTTGTCGGCTTCTTCCTGAATCTTCTGGGCCTGTTCTTTAATAAATAGCCAGATCGAAATACCAATATCACCAAGATTAAGAAGCTTTGAGGCATTCTCAGGTGTATATGGCTTTTCGGTCTCAACAGTTTTACCGTCTACGATTTCGGCAAATACCACACCTTTCCAGTCTTCTATTAAATGGGCAGCACACGCATCCATTAACAATTCATGGTAAAGCTTGGCATTTTCATCTTTGACCATCACATCATAGCCTTTAGACGAGATCTGATTTCCTGCTCGTTCAATAGCTACCTGAAAAGGCTTATAAGCGATACCACGGACTTTAAATTCTGCCTGTACCTCTCCATCAGCACCTTTGTATTCGCACCATTTTGATACGTCCGAGCTTTTAATAATTCCGACTTTTAAAGCCATAACAACCTCTGATTTTTAGAAATAAAAAAGCCCATGGGATTCCATAGGCTTTGTTACTGAATAAGCTGATTACACGAGAGCACGTACAATCGTTGGTGCTGTACGGACTTGGGCAAAGTTGATATCTAAAGTAATGATGTCGTCACCCCCGCCATCTGGGTGATTGGCTTCCATCACTTCTAATTGAGGGAAGTTAAACGAGTATTTACTGCCTTTGCTGTCTTTAATATCAAAGGTCAGCGTAAACACATCTCGGGTTTTAATGGCATCAATCCACCCTGCCGCAGTTGCCGAGAACATGAAGGAAGCATTTGCTTCGATATCCATCATCTTTTCAATGTAGAACTCTGGTGTGTACTTGCCTGAGCCGATACAACGGATTGCTTCAAGATTGTTATTAATTGAAAGCGTAAGAGACTGCAAACACGCTTTACCTTGAATCGTCTGTCCATTTACCAGTAAGTTTTCCACGTTTGGCATGCTGACCAGTGGACGGGTTGTTGCAGCTATAGGATTAGTGACAGGATTGACTTGCTGACGTGTAAATGAGCTACCTACCAGTCCAAAATTACCAGTGATTTTCCCAGTTGTTTGAATGGTGATTTCACCGGTATTCACCTGTACACCACGGTAAATAAATACCTGACCGATATCTTCAAATACTTTGACCAGTGTTAAAGATTTACGTACGGTACCGCCAAAGCTTAAAGCATTTGCTGCCCAGTTATTAAAGGCTAAAGCACTTAAGAATAAGTCAAATGTTCCAAGAGATAGTTCAAACTCTAACTGGCCTGTTACCTCTGCTTCAGTAACCACACCACCTTGTCGAAAACGTGAATCTACTACTTCACTGCTTTCTTCAGTTGAGACGTTTTCAGATAAACCATCACTGACACGGCGAACCGTGTACCAGATCGGGTTTGCCGGAGTTGTTCCCAGCACCGCTTCTTCACAAGCATATAATCGAATTTTTGCGCCTGAACTCATTTATAGTTCTCCAAAATTTAGGCATAAAAAACCCGCTTCATCAGCGGGCAGTTATAAAAGATGGGCGTAAAAAAACCCGCTAAATTTGCGGGTTTTTAATGTGTTGCATCTGTGTCGGAGATCACTGGCGGTTCCACACCATTCAAGGCTGCAGCTACTGCCTGAGATAAGTTAGTAGGCTGGAACTCCAATGGTGTTTCACTCAACGGTTCTTCAGGCTCTGGTTCGGGTTCTTCATGCAATCGAATATCAATCCAGCGAGTTTCTGGAATATCTACAGGATTATCGAAATCAGGAATAATTGAGGCTGTTTCGATATCAAATTTTTTCTTGTAGGTTTTTACTGCAATATCCCCATCTTCATGCTGCTCATAAGACACAGCAACAAGAACATTACCGTTTGCATCTTTAGGCATTTCAATGTACCAGCCCTCTTTAGCAAATCCCAGAGAACCTTTAATCAGGTAGTCACCTGTACCTAACTTTTCAAAGTTAATCGGCTGTTTTGAGGCATCTTCATTGAGTTCAAGTGAATCAGCAAATAGTCTTGCAATCGGTGAAGCTGCCTTGTAAACCCCGTTCGAATCAACAGTGAACCCCTTGGAGCGAAGTTCGCCAGAAGTCTCAACAGTAACCAATTTGCCGCTGGTCGCGCTGTTATTGGTCGTATAAACGATATTGTTCTTGCTCGTATAAACGATTTGCTCTGCTTTACTTAAGGTGTCAGTGGATGGCACATAATTCCATGCAATTACAGCCATACAATTGGCGCGTGTTGAGGTGTAATATGGTAAAAATAACTCCGTACCTGTAAATTCTCCACGAGTAACCACGATAGAAGGTGCATAAGCAGCTATATAGGGATTTGTATAAATACTAGTGGGTGCATTCTTAAAACGAGTCTTTTGTCCCCCTGCTTTATAACCAGCATCAATATCATTTCCGGCTTCTGAAGTTGGAGATCCACCATAACCTAAGTTAGATAAACCATAAGAACCATAAGCTGCTACATTACCGCTTTCTACTCCAACACCTCTTGTTGCCGCTGCACCTAAGCCCGTAACTTGAGTCCAGTCTGGAGTGAGGTTTGGAATGCCCGAAGCAAAAGGCAGCATAAATTGCCGCTTACCTTGAGATGAGTTATAAACAAAAGGTCGGTGGTCCCAACTAAATCTAAATAAAAGATTTGCCATTATGCAGTCACCCCGTCAATTACCTGAAAAGTCAAAGTTTCTGTATGCTGACTAGTACCGCTCACCACAGCTTTGATATCCATCTGACACAGACCCAAAGGCCACGCTGCAGTACTTGCCTCTGATTTCACATTCAGCCACCCCTTTTGAGTACTCTGATTTAATACTGCACAAGTCAAGGTTGCTACAGCGGTTCCATCCAAAGTTTTAACTTGAGAAGTAAAGGTATATCCCGTTAAATCAATCGCTCGACGCACATCATTGGCTGGATATTGCAGCGCGTCATCCATATCAACGAGCTGCAAATTTAAGTTGAATGTGTCACCACGCTTAAAAACAAAATTGCTCATAAGTGATTCCTATAGACATAAAAAAACCACCGATGAGGTGGTAGTGAATAAGGCATAAAAAAACCGCTTCTTAGCGGTCATTTAATTAAAGTAATTTAAGGTTTGTAATCTAAATCAACACTTACTCCAGTAACTACATTATGTTTAGTTCCACCAAGACTATTCACATTGGCCAAACGTATATTCACATCGGAAACACATAGCTTGTTTTCGCTTTGCCACTTCTTCAGTTCAACAGACATAACATCTTCAAGATGTCTTTCCAGTTCTTGCCGTTTAATTTCGATTTCTTCTAAAGTCAGCATACATGACATATCAATTCACCTTAAACCCAATGCTCACATTATACTGAATGAAATCAGCATCTTTACCCGCATAAATAGATTGGCCATTCAAACATTCTAAGTGTTCGATTATGAAATATTCAAAATGAGCCAGCAATGCATCGCTTAGAACCGTTACGGCCTTCTCTCCAGTATGTAATCGGTCAAAGCATTGGATCATGATATTACCGGTACGGCGTGTACATGGCTTATCTGCAATGCCTGAGGTAAAACTCGGGCCACCTGCAATCGTTAAACGGCACCATACACCTTTTGTTGGAACAGTAAAGTCAGGTGCATTTGGATACTGAATCCGTTCTTGAGCAATACCCGTAAAGCTTTGCATGCGATCAATAATAGCTTGCCTTGTCTGCTCTAAAGTCATTGCCATTTTAGCCACCGTACTTTTGAGAAATAAAGTTAAACGTGAGGCCATAAATACCTTGTGGTGCTTGATCAGACCAGCCGTTTTCTAAGCGCGGTCCATAAGCTTTATTGTTCTGGATATAAACCAAATTACCTAACTTAATCTTCATTGCCTGAATCGCTGCGTCGTTAATAGGGTTTGTTTCAGGTTCACGCACGCCGAAATCAGCAGATCCAACCGAAACAATATGTGAAGCACGGTATGCTCCAGTATCAACAGGACTTAAATTAACTAAGGATTGCACAGTATCCATAACAATATGCTTCACCTGGTCTTCTGCTGCTTTAGACACATCAAAACTAAATTCAGTTGGCTTTTTCCCCTTCCATCCCATCATTCACCTCGCTTTCTTCATACATTTTAAAAAGGTCTTGAGCGATCGCCTGAATTGAATAAGCTTCAAACTCAGAGCTCGGTTCTCGTTCACCCATGAGCTTTTTAATCTTTTGCCAGACATGAACAGCTTCATGTAAAAGCAATCCATAAACTTGAATTCGGTCTTTATCCGCCGTATCACCAATTTGGACGATTGCATATGCACCATCAGAAAAAGTACTAACTTGCGCATCCGCTCCCATATCCAAAAATTGATCGGCCTTATCCATATCTTCAAATAACAAATCCATGTGTAGTTGATTTCGAGCAAGCGTGTACTGCACATGTTGAAAAGGCGAGATATACCATTCAGGAACATAATCAGGATTAACCATTTTAGCCCCTACACTTTTCGAAGCTGACATTTCCAAATAGTATTAGCTGGATCCTGTTGAATATTAATTACCCGGAATGAGCCTAAGGCAGTTAACCATTCATCTTCAATTTTTGGAGTCATAGTTACTTCATTTTGAAGCACGGTTGCCTTTTTATCCGTGGCCAGTACTCCAAGTGTTTGGATCTCATATTGACTGTATGAGCCAAACAGAACGCCACGGCCAGAATAGTTTTCTTTAACTTCAACATAAGTTTCAGTTTTAGGATCCCAATTCGTTTTAGAGATCCGCTCACATGTAAAGGTATGAATGGCATCTGCTAAATCATCATTAAATGCTTCAGCAATGTCTGCCTGAATTTCGTCACGTAAGCCCATATCATGCCCTGTAAAGTGGTATGCCAAAGCCATTAAAACTTGCATTTGGATCTTTCAAATCAAGTGAATCAATAAAATCAATTGCTATCTGTTCAAAGCTAGAGATTGCTTCAGATCCGTCTTGAAATTCTTTTTCTGACTCAACAGAATCAGCCTTAACTTTCTTACGCTTCAACTGCTGCTCTTTGCCGTTATAAATTACTTTGGCCAGAATTCCTTTGATAATTTCACAAGCCGCGTCCTTAAGAAGTGGATCAATTGGATCTGGTACAAAACCAATTCTGTTTTTCATCCACACATTTGCCAGCTTCACCAGACGAGCCTTATCACTGTCTGGTGCAAAATCGCTGCCCAAAATTGAATTTGCGTCATCTACAGTAATAAAGCTCATTGCATTATTCCTTCGGGATTAATTTAAGAAGTTCTGCTTTTGTTGCAGACGGCTTGTAACCAATGTTTTTACTAGCCAAATACTCTTTTAATTGATCATTTGACCAGTTTTCAAAATCATTAGCTGCCGTTTCTGTAGCTGGGTTTTCTGCCGCTTTTCCAGCTTCCAATTCAGCAATACGTGCCTGCATTGCAGGAATATCATTTTTAAAAGCTTCAAATTCAGTTTTTATACCGACCACTTGAGCTTCAGCATCTTTGAGAGCTTTATCTGCTAAGACTGCTGCATCTTTTAATCGTGAATTTTCAGATAACAACTCTGACTGGTTACCACCGGCCTGCTCTAAGATGGCAATTTTCTGCTTAAGCTGAGTGTTTTCTTCAACTACCTTTTCACATTCAGCTTTTGCATCATCCATCACAGCTTGAAGTTCAGGGGTAATTCCCACTGCGACATTTACTGTGGCCAAAGTCGTTTTTTGTGGCACTTCCAACTTACGAACTTCAACTGGAACTTCCAAAGATTCATAATCCTTTTGAATCTTTGGATAATTACCGTAAATAATTACCTCTTTTGCTTTCAAATTTGGGTTTTCATAATAGTCAGGGTTAGCAATAATGCCTGTCTCTAATGCAGCCGCTGCTGCAATGCGTGTATAGATAATCTTCATGGCGCTTTTCTCTTAATAATAAAAAAGAGGGCTTATTAGCCCCCTTAGGTTTTAATTTTTAGGTTTTAACCAGTTGTCGCTGTACCCGATAAATCAAGTAAGGTACCTGCTGTCATTTTGTTGCTGGTTGCATATTTGATCCAGTTAGCGCTTGAACCAAGTAATGTAAGGTCAGGATTTTCACCTTTCGATGTATCCCAACTATAACCAAGAATATCTAAGTTAAATGCACCTTCAGCACGCATACCGATTGCTAAGTTTTCTTCATCATTGATGTCATAAGCTCGGAAGCCCGGTACTTGTGATTCAGTTACAGTGACAGCGCCATACTGCAAACCAAAAGCATCGTTATCACCTACAGCGTCCGTCACCAAGACCGGCTTTCCTAAGGTTCCCGGTAAACCACCGTAGATAACGATTTCAGATTCACCATAAATTTGCTTAGTGATTGCATCATCGACAATATCGAAATATGTATCTGAGTTCATCACCCATAAGCCAATGCGGCCAAACTTATCACCAAACTTTCGCATACCACGAGTCAATGCTTTGCGGCCATCAACAACGATACTACCTTTTGCAACCATGTCTGGATTGCTAGAAATAGCAGCTTTTAAAGAAGCTAAACTGTACTCTAATCGGCCTGCAACCAATGCATCTGCAAGATCGTAACCAACAACCATAGCAAATTCTTCTGGTGTACGAGCACGGCGCTTAAATGCCTCTTCAGTTGATGCATAAGGACCATATTTATATGGGACTTTTACGCCTACAGACTCACCAGAACCAATTTTCTCTGGAACTACTTTGGCGGTTGAATTCACATCACGATGTTTGATGCTACCGCCCACTTTGTAGAATGCTTCTTTATTGAAATCACCTTCAATGATCTCATTGCGATAAACAATTGCACCATTAGAGGCTTGGTTAAATACATTCAAATTATCTTGCAAACGCTCTAAATAAGCAGTTTGAGCCAATTGATTATAGATGATCATGTCTGAATTAACTGTCGTAGTCATAACTACTTATCTCCAAATATTTAATGATTAGTTCGGTAGTTTTAGGAAGGCATCATTGCCATGTTCTTTGATGTAATCTGCTTTCTGAGAAACAGACATTTCACTGCGTTTCATTCCAGTAGGTGCTCCACCTTTGCCCCCACCTTGAAAACCGCCACCAGTTCCTTTACCACCTTTAAGAATTAAGTCTTTATGCTGGTATCCACCAACCAATGACTCTAAAGCTTCATCAACATTTGCAAGTTCACCCGGGCGGACACGTGAATAAATCTTTTCGCCGTTCGGATCATATGCAACCACCTTGCCTTCTTCGATTTTGAAGTGATGACCAAAGGTTGCCTGAACCATGTCCACAGGTACTGCAATGTTGTCTTGAATGTACTTAGAACGAGCAAAACCACCGCCGATAAGTTCTTTATGTAAAGAGGCTTCTAGAGCATCACGTTGCGCAACAATCGGGGCATATTTTTCCTCAACTGCTTTGATAGCTTCAGCTTTAACTTTCTCAACTTCACCGGCATCCACCAGCTTTTTATCATCGAGATTTTGGATTGTTTGTAATGCCTTTTTAGCTGCCGCTGGGTCTTCAATTCCTTCAAAAGCTTTTAATGCTTTTTCGGCTGCTTCTTTGGCTTCACGATGTGTTTTAGCTTCATTGTTTAAGCGTGCAATTGTTGCTACCGAGTGTGGTGCATCATGTGGCATTTCTTTGCCGTCATCATGAATATAGATCGGCTTATCACCGTCTACTTCCGCATAAACTTTACCGTCGATTGTTACTGTTTTAAGTTTCATTGGTCATCCAACCTATATATACAAAATGGGCATCCGCCCGGATTCGCCGTTAGCATCCGCTTTCGGCAGGCAATAAAAAAGCGCCCTTTAGGACGCTTCATTTCTATAAATGATTATTTACTTAAAGCTTGGCGTACAAATGCATCTTTTGCTTCAAGTAGCTTTCTTAATCCTGTGGATTTTTCAGGCCCGTCAGGAAGTTGCTCATCCATTTGCCGAGCTAAATCACCAATTGGCTTACTAACTTGCTGCAAATGTTCAGGTAAATGTTCATATTGGAAATATTGGATAATAGGGCTTGGCATTTTCTTCTCGCAAAAAAAGCACCCGAAGGTGCTATGGTTAAAAATTAAGTTCTATTTGATGAGTGCAATTGCTTTTAATCTTTCAAAAGTAAAACCATAAATTGCCATGGCTTGAAACCTTAATTTGAAGAAATGGCACCAGAATTCATTTTGTGCTCAGAATATATTGAGCATCTGACATATTGATTTGCTTTTCAGGCATTTGTAGTGCCTTTCGCTACGTTTCCTTTGCACTCCAAACCTTTTGTCTAGGTTCATCACCAACTAAGCGGATGCCTTGAGGACCACCTACATCAAATGTTGCCGTGATAGTCGCTGGACCCTCAAAAACACTACAATTCATTTTTACAGCGGTTAATCCAGCTAATGGAATACCTGTTTCCTCGTCACAAAGAGCAAGATGAGAAGATTTATCTGAAACTCTTTTAAGTACCAAATGTCTAACTTTTGATTCACTCATAAGCCAAACTCCATAAATGACAAAAGCGCCATTTGGGCGCTTATATAGGTGAAAATTGTGTCTTAAGTGAGTTTAGAATTACCTGTAATCGGCAATAATTACTCACAGTTAAATCCAGTTCCAACAAGGTCTTTTTTCAAATTTGAAACGAGATTTTGTTGTTCCTGCTGTTGTCCACTAAGATAATTTTTATCTAGAGTCTCTGCACCATCAATAGATTTCTCTGTACACGACAAAAATAGATAACTCATTGAAATAATGTCATAATAATTGTTTTCTAACGACGAATACTATGACACATCTCAATGAGTTATATCTTATCTTAAACAAATATCTAAAATGGAACAAGTCACATTTAAAGTGCTTTGCGCTCATCATGCTTGTGATTATTTTAAAGCAAACATGTAATCTTTCTTCTGCATCTAAAGCCTTGCCCATCAAGTGCTTACCACAATCATTTTATCGACGTATGCAGCGCTTCTTTGCAGGTCAGTATTTTGATTATCGTCAAATTTCTCAGTTGATTTTCAATATGTTTTCATTCGACCAAGTGCAACTGACTTTAGATAGAACCAATTGGAAATGGGGAAAACGAAATATTAATATCCTGATGCTCGCAATCGTTTATCGTGGAATAGCGATACCTATCCTTTGGACATTGCTTAATAAACGTGGAAATTCAGATACGAAAGAGCGCATTGCTTTGATTCAACGCTTTATAGCCATTTTTGGTAAAGACCGTATTGTGAATGTGTTCGCAGACAGAGAGTTTATCGGTGAGCAGTGGTTTACATGGTTAATTGAACAAGACATCAACTTCTGCATTCGTGTTAAAAAAACTTCATTGTCACCAATCATTTAGGAAAGAATCATAAAATTAGTGATTTATTTCGCCATCTTAAAGTTGGTCAAATTGAATGTCGTAAACGACGGATTTTGGTTGGTCGGGTGAAACTATATATAAGTGCACTACAGTTAGAAAATGGAGAGCTTTTACTCGTCGTTTCTCCTCAGTTTAATGCCAATGCTATTCAGGATTATGCATTACGCTGGGAAATTGAAACCTTATTCAGTTGTCTCAAAGGACGCGGGTTTAATCTTGAAAATACGCGCTTGACAGACCCTAGACGAGTGAAAAAATTGATTGCGGTGTTAGCTATAAGCTTCTGTTGGTGTTACTTAACGGGTGAATGGCAACATGATCAAAAAAAAGCGATAAAAATAAAGAAGCATGGACGACTCTCAATGAGTTTATTTCGCTATGGTTTAGACTATGTTCAAATGGCGATTCAGCGTTTAATTGGTTTTGGGAAAAAAGAAGAGTTTAAGGAAATTTTGGCAATTTTAAGAAGGCAGAA